GGCAAACCGTGATGGAATAGGGTACAGTCCCAAGCCGGTATCCTGGTTGTTGACAATCTTCTCCACATATACCCGCGTCCCGATGTCCAGGTAGTACAGTGACGCGCTCCACAGGCTCGGCCACTGCCGCACGCCCGTTTTGCGCGTGATCTCCAAGCACACCGGCGGCAATGGCGTTGGCGTGGCGGTCGGCGTCATGGTAGCCGTCCCGGTCGGCGTCCGCGTGAAGTACACCGTTACCATCAACTCGGTCGGGTACGGCGTCATCATCGGCGCCGCTGCGCCGGCCGCGTTGCTTGCCAGCAATAGAACCAGGATGATCGGGAAAAGGAACCAAAGTTTTCTCACTGTGACACTCCTTAGTCTCTCGGCGGGGCGGGCGTAACCATCCCAGGGCGCAACGGCTCCAGCCAACTCCACGGCAGGTATACCGGGTAACGAGATACCACCGGGTAATACAACATCGGCTCCCGCCCGGTGATCGTCCCGTCCCGGAAGACACATGTAAAGGCCTGCGCTGCAATCGGGTTTTCCTGGTAGGTCGGCATCCCCTCCGGCGGTCCGTCTTCCCAGCGCGGCGTGATGATCCGCGCCCAGGCCGGCTTTCCGCTTTCTACCGCCTGCACCAGGTTACAGCCGAACATCAACGATTCCATGTTCGGCCAGCCTGCCTCGTTGAACATCGCCAGCGCCCGCGAAGTCGCCGCCTCGAACCGACCTGGGTTGAGTTTTTCGATGTACTCGTACCAGCGGTAATGATCCATCCGCGTCCGCTGCGTGCCGGATACTTCCGACGTTGCCGCGAACATCGGGTAGACCATCGGCGGGCCGGGGATGGTCGCATGTTGCCGCGCCGCGTATCCAAAGCGCGGGTTATGACGGTCATCCCGTAACCGGTACACGCCCGCCTGCGCCGCGTAGGTATGCCCATTTAGGCGGATCAGGTGCGCGTTCATGTCACCCGCTGGTAATACGTGGTTCCCGTTCTGCCCGACTCGTATATGGTCGTCACGATCAGGCTGGTCGCCGGGTCGATCTCAACCGGGTCCGGCTCCACGTCCCCGCCCCCATCCTCCACCTCTGCTATATACGCCGCCGGATACCAGCCCGCGCCGCGCGAACTCTGCGTCACTTGCCGCCAGCCGCTTACCCAGCCGCTGCCGCATGTCACGACCTCCCCCAACTTCAGCCGCCCCAGCCGCTGACCGTTACTTGGCGCTTTGCGCAGTTCATCGTCCGTTGAAGTGATTTTGCATTGCATTGCTGTTACTTTCCTTTCAGCGCCGCCTCCAGCGCTTCCAGCCGCGCCGCCAAACTGGGCGCTTCCGGCGTATCCTCCAAGATACACACCGATATATCCGGCTCGACATCCAGTGACGGACATTGCAACCATCCCTCCCCATCTACCCAGAACCGACCGTCTGGCGCTGACTCGTTGAAGTTAGGCAGGAATCGCCGCCCGAATTCCGCGCCGTCAAAGTGCTGTCCTTTGGGAATTTTCAGTTTTATTGGTTTCATTTTTACCATCCGCACAGGTCGTCATCGCTGATCCGCACCGCAGACATCCAGCACGTATCGTCGGCCGAACCTGAGTACGTGTCGCGGTTGCTGCCGTGGTTGTGGTATACGATGATCTCCACGTAATCATCCACGCCATCCAAATATACTGGTATCGCGCCGCCCACGCCGGACGTAGTCGCCGCCCCCGTGCAAACCAACCCAAGCCAGCGTATCGTCGTTCCGTTCTTGCGTACCCCCACCCACACGGACTTTCCATCCCCCAGCGATCCGATAGCGACGTGCGTCATGACCAGGTATGTCCCTACGCTGGTCGGCAGGAATTTTCCGTTGGCCGTCGAGTAGAAGCCGCCCGAATCTTCGACTTCTGTCTCGAACACCACCACCGTGTATGTACTGGTCGCAATGCCGGTCTGGTCCGCGTTCTGCTTGGCGTGCATACATACGTCTGGCTCGAAGCCCGCCGCAGCCCCCTCCAAGTCGTCCACCCGCTCCGCCAACTGGTCGAGCGCGCCGTCAACATCTCCGGGATCAGCGTCGCTGTCCCAATTTGCCAACGTCGTCGGCGTGTAGGTTACATCCGCTGCGTCCACACTGACACTCTGCGTCCATAATCCCGCCGCAATCCACTTGCTCAACGTCCCGTCATAGATCGCGATCACCAGGTCGCTTTGGCCGTCCAGCGTCAAATCCGCGCCGCCTGAACACAGGATATTCCCGGTATTGTGTTTTACGACCACTGTCCGCGCGTCGTTGTTGGCGCGCAGGATCAACACAAATCCGTCTGTCGCGTTGGTTGCCGTCAGCGTGTCCAGGTCGTCGCTGGCCGCGTCCCCCTGGGTGTCGATGGTATGCCAGTTCTGCGTCGGCGTCGCCGCGCCGCTGGCAATCGTCAACTCGCTCGAAGTGGCAAAATCCAGGTTGCCCGTCCCGCTCAAGGCTTGCGCCAGGCGCGTTTTTAGGTCGGTTTGCGTCCCGGCCACGTCCGTTCCCAACTCGGTTGCGATTGCCACGATCTCATTAGATTGATCGTTGTGATCCGCGGCTGTATGATCGTCCACATAATCAATCCGCGCCGTAAAACTCGGCAAACTTGCCGGATAACTCGCCGCCATTAGGTGCCTCCATTCCTACAGCACAAATGTTCTGCGCTGTCCACAAATTCCGCCATCGGCGCCACGTCCCGCCGCCCGTCCCTGTCGCGGTCGTAGGACATCAACAGGCACCCCGCCGAGCGCTCCCCCCGCCACGCCATCCAGCCCGCCAGCGCCAGCGCCGCCAACACGACTAACCACCCCCGCCTCATGTCATCCCCCCCAATACCATCGCCCCGCACCCCCGCGCCGCCGGCACGAAAGCCGCCGCCACATGCAGCGACTTGACCTCGCTTGGCACCGTCCACACGAAGTCAGGGTCGCTCAACCCCCGCGTGATCCGGCTCGCCGCCCACGAGAACGAATCCCCCGCCGATGGGAAATCCCACATCTCGATCTGATCCGTCCCGGTCGGGGTCAGGTTTTGGCCTCCGGTCCATGCGCTCATGCAGTCGATGCACAGGTCCTCCTCCGTCGCGCCCGTCAGCGTCAGGCTCTTGTTGGTCCCGTAGGCCGTCGCCCCGTTCTGGGTTGCGTGCGCCCCCGCCGCGTCGATAGCACCTATCGAGCCGGCGCCGAACTGCGTCTGGTAATTCATAAGTCCGGCCACCTGGTACGCGCTTCCCGTCGGCGGGTTGAGCAGGTAAAAAATGGCTGCATCGAAGTAATACCCGCCGTACTCCGTCTGCTGCTCGATCTTCTCCGTCATCGCAACCCCGTTATACGTCACCGACAGGTCGCCGCTATAATATTGCACTTTACAGCACGCCCCGAACGTTACGATCAGGATGTTACTCCCCGCCACGCACGTATGGTTGAACGTAATTTGCACGCCATTACCATGCGTGGAGCACACCGCCGTATTCCCGATTGCTAAAGCCATTTAACTCACCGCCGTCTTCCTGCATTGCAGCGACACGATCACCATCGTGACGGTCGTCGCGCTTTCCACGTTAAACAACAGCCAATCATTTTTCGTCAAGGCGGTCGTCCATGTGCTCAGGCTGGCGTCCTGTCCTTTTTGCGCGCTCGAAAGTGTCGGCTTCTCGCTGCCTGCAATCGTATCCGCCACCGTCGGCGGGAAATTCGCATATGTGTCTTTCCACACGTCCACCACGATTGACCCGCTTTGCAGCGGCGCCACGATCTCCCAGCCCTCCACTTCGCAGGTCACCGGCACCTGGAACGCGATCTTGACCCCGGTCGTGATCGCCGTGATCCCGTTCCCGATCCCGACTTCGATGGCGAAATCGTCGTCGATCCAGGTCGGCGCGCTGCCCGTCGAAACCAGTTTCTCCCCTGCGCTCCCGATCCCCACCCGCGTCAAACTGGTGGAGGATGTAGCGTAAGCCATGTCCCCGGCTGTGGTGTATACCCACAGTGCCGTGAAGTTGTCGCGCGTATGCGTGTTGTAATGGCTGGCCGTGTAGGTCGCGCCTGTCACGGCGGTATAAGAATTATTGAACGCCATGCGCTCCTGCCTTTCTCCACGCCCGCAGCGCCGCCGCCTGCTGCTTGCGCAATGCCTCTACCGTTTCGCCCGGTTCCCAGGAACGAGTCAACGGCCGCGCCTGTCCGTCCTTCTCCACGTACACCAGCGGGCGCGCCAGTCCCGCCCGTTCCATGTCGGTCAGGCCGGCCACGTCGTCCACCGGCCGCTCCAGCACCAGCCGCTCGATCTCCTCCCGCTCCGCCGGGAACTCTACCGGGCGCAGCCGGCCATTGTTGACGCGGTTGCCGCACCCGAAGCAAAAGAACACCGGCTCGTCCGGGTCCACGAACGCCGCCCCCCGGCAATGCTCGCAGTCTGCGATCCATTGCCCCTGCCATATCCTGGCCTTCACCGGCTCGCCGCTGGTCGGGTCCTTGAACTTGATCGCCACCGTCACCCCTTTGCGCAGCAGCCCCGCCTGTGTCTTGCGGATGTATGCCCGCGCCCCGCCGCCGTAGTCCTTCGCCGTGATGATCCTGTCTACGCTTTTCATATCGTCACCATCCGAATACGGTTGTGGTGTCCCACTCCGAAGCCGTGTCCCAGCGCATGAAATCTTCGCTTGAGATATACGGCTCCAATGTGACCACCGTTTCCACCGCTTGGCAGTTCTCGCCCAGCGTGTGATGCTCCAGCGCCCCCACCCGGTACGATGTGCCCGTCAACCCCAGCGTATCCAGGTCTGCCGTGACCACGTCGAACAGGTCCGCGATGAATTGCAAACTCGGCCAACTTTGCAGTTTTACCGTCGGCGTCGGGTGTAAACCGGCGAAGAACGATCCAATCACGTTGCTGAGGTCTACCGCCACGTTCACGTTCTGTTGCCAGGTCAAGTCGAACAGCAACTCGCGCGCGTTGGTCAGGCTGCTCGGGTCGGTTGGGTAGGTGACATCTGCCACCGATGGTTCGTAAATAGCATCCCCGCGAATCCGCAGGTAAGTCACGTAGCCCGTCACGCCGCTGTTGTTAGTGACAATCAATTTTCCGGTGTCGCCGAAATCCGTCAGGCTCACCGTGCAATCGGCCGTCAGGTCTGTTCCGCTGCCGTCCTCCGATGAATTGACCGTATAGTCCGTTGTGGCGACCGGCTCGATCACGTCATCCGCTGGCGTCGGGTTGCCGTCATAGGTGTAATTCGCCCAAATTGTGAGCGCGTTGGCGCTGCCCGGCAGGATGCTCGGCGGCGTGCCCACAAGTTCCCAGATCGCGCCGGTGGCCGCCTTCGTGCGCGGGTGCACTTTGATGCGCGTCACGTTGCGCCTAATTGTGTAGGCTTGCGGGTTAGCAATATCCTTGAGCAGATATTCCTGCGCGAAGTTCACCACCGCTGTCGGCGTCGCCGTGCGGATGATGTAACGCGCCTGTCCCTCCGCGTTGGCGAAGAAATACCCCAGGAAACTCTGCGCCAGGTCTTCGATCTCTCTCATGGCAAGTTTATTGCCGCTCGCCCACCAGTAAGGAATCGTTTCGCTGGCCGCGTCCAATTCTCGTCCCCAATGCGTCGGCCAACCCGCCGAATCCAGCACCAGCCCAATGGCGTCATCGACGCCGATGTCTTCCTGCAATGCCACCCGCGCCTGCCCGTTGCGCAGCAGTTCCAGCCCGTCGCTCAGCGTAATATCCACCCGCGCGTCTACCCCGTACCCGCTCGGCGTGATATTGGTGATCGCGCCGTAGAACAGCGGGTAGATGGTGCCGGTCTGCATGTCCCGCACCCGCACCCGCCCGTCCTTGCCGTAGGTCACATACGGGTATAACGGGCTGTCCTCGTTCCAGCCGTCGTACCGCCCGTCGTCGTTGCGGAAGGTCAACGTAGTTGTGCCGGTCGGCACGCCCTGAAAGCCCGCCCCGTTGGTCTCCAGAATTCGGTTGCGCCCGCGCGTGATCGTTACCCCGATCAGCCGGTCGGCGTCGTTGGTCTCCGGCACGCCGTCCCCATCCCAGTCGATGGACACATCCCACGCCAGCGCCTCGCGCGCCCCCGATGACCCATACAGCGCGCCGTTACCATACTTGTTCACCCGATAGCGCCGGTCGACCGATTCCGGCGCCATTAGGTTTCCTTGATTTCAACGAAATGCAACTCCGCGTCCCCCGCCGCGTCGTCGCTGGATGCGTCGCGCGTGATTTTGAGCCGGAAGCCCTCCCCGGCTGCCACGCTGTCCATCTGTGCGCCATCCGTGAATGCAATGCTGATGACATCCACCAGGCCGGTCGTACCCGGTACGGTCGTGTCATTCGTCGATTGCGCCGCGGCGAAACTGTCCGAGTCTACGTCCTGTTGCTGGTCGCCGATGCGCTCGAAACTGGCGTCCCAGTCTACCGTGTCGGCTTCGGCGCTGGTCATCGAGTAATGGACGTATACCGTCAACCCCCCGCCGTCGTATGCGCGCGGCAGGATCGCCGAGAATACGGCGCTTTCATTGGTACTGGCGTCGAAATCCAGCACCGGATGATAGTTGCGCAAGTCCGGCGTCGCGCCGTTTGCCGAAAGCGGCTCGGCCATTGCGGGCAGAAAAATGATTAAAGTGTCTCCTGATGCCATAATTGGTATCCTTTCGTTGCTATGGTCGCACCACCCCCCGCGCCTGCGCCTGGCGGATGCCGTCAACAATGTACGGCAACAGCACCTGTTTGACTCTCTGTTCGTCCATCACCGTCACCGGCGAGTTGATCGTCAAGTTCACCGCGATCATGCCGCCCCCGCCGCCCCCGCCTGCATTCGGCGTGATCGTCACCGTCTCCCCGCCCGAGGCCGTGGCCATCCCGCCCAGGTCGAAGCCCTCGTATCCATACATGCGCGGGATTACGAACGATCCGCCAGCAGCATGTTTCCGTTTATTGCTGCCTGTCGCCGCGCTCGCCCTTGACGGCGCCGCGCCCTTTTCGCTCATGTAATAGCCCGATAGTTCCTGGATCGCGTCGGCGTAATTCGACTGTACGTTGATCTTCACGTTCTTGGTCTCTTGTATGCTGTTGATCGCATCGTTGACCGCGTTCGCTTCCGCAATGGCAGCCTGCGCCTCCTGAATGACCGTTGCCGAATACAATCCCCAAGCCTGCCCTTTTTCCAGCAAGAAACCCAGTTCTGCGTCTGTAAGGCCGTCCTGCGCTAGTTTCTGCTCTAACAACCCCAAAATAATTTGTTTTGTAGCCTTGTCGTGTTCTGCCGCCAATTCCGCGAATTTGGCCGCCCGTTCGTCGTCTGTAAGTTTTTGCTTTTCTGCAATCGCCTGGTATTGCGCGTTGTAACTGTCCTGCTGGCTTTGTAATTTGCCAACCAGTCCCAGCAAATCCCGATTCTTGGCGCTTACAGCCTCTAACGCCGCCGCATGATCCGTAGCGCTCGCGCTCCCCTCCTCCATCGCCGCCGCCTGCTCCTTTGCCGCGCTGGCCGCCAATCGTTCAGCCCTGGCCTGTTCCAGCGCCGCCGCGCTCACTTGCCGCATTCCGTTGTATACCGGCTCCCCGTTCTCGCGCATGATCTCCAACGCCCGGCTGTGATCGTCCTGCGCATGGATCAGGTCGTTCATCGCGGGCAGTACCGCGTTGCCGATCTCATACTTGAACCCCGTCCAGGCGTCCGTCAGGTCGTCCACCGCGATTTCGTACTGCCGCGCCTCGATCAGCGCCCGTTCCGTCAGCACCATATTGTCCGCAATCGACTCAGAAGCCTCCCGCAGCGCGTCCCCGCCCTTCTGCATGGCTGGCACGAAGGTGATCCAATTCTTCCCGAATCGCTCCTGCATGAAGGCCGCTTGCTCCTGGCTATCTGTAAGCGTCAGGTATTCGTCCGACATCCTGGCCAAACCCTCGATGCTGTAATCGTAGGTCTTGCCATTTTTCTGGACCACCTTCTCCAGGTCTTCGTATGAGATTTTTAGATCGTCCAATACCTGGATCAGGCGTGACGAATCTTCCGCCCCCATCCCGGTGGCGTTCGAGATGCGCCGCACCTGGTCGGCGTAGGCCACCAGCGGGTTGATGATCGCCTCCAGCGCGCTCTTGATGCCGTACCCGACCGCCATGAACGCGCCCGCTGTCATCGTAGCCGTCGAAATCGCGTTCTTCAAGTTCGCCAGCCCCTTGATGGCTTCCTTGTCGCCGCCGCCTTTCTTGATGAGTTCGATGATTACCGATAGGACGCCTTTTGCCATTTCTCTCTCTCAATACTTCCTGTAGGTCGGGTGGCTCCTGCGAATTTCCTGCAAACGCTTTTCGGTCGCCTGGTACTGCTCGCGCAACGTCGCCAACTCGCGCAGCCCGTCGAAGACCTCCAGCCATTCATAGTTCATTTGTTCTAATTGCCAGGGCGCGATCACCGCGCCCCCGCATTCCTGGTTGATGCGCTTGGCGATTGCCACGCACATCAGTTCCGGGTGCGCCGTCTTGCCGCTTCGCGCCGCTTCGTGCAGCGCGTCCGTCAGGCTTTTTTTTTGCGCTCGATATGCTCTGCGCGTTTCTGCCAGGTGCGCTCGATCATCCACGCCAGCAGCGACGGGTCTTTGGCCTCGATCTGCCTGAGTTCCGCCGCCGTCCAGCGCGTCTCCTGCGGCCCCTGGCTCCATAACTGCGCATACCATTCCAGCAAGCCCTGGTCGGTGTGCTGTGCGCTCGGCAGGCGCGATTTTAGCCGCACCAGGCTGCGGATATGTTCCAGCAGGCCGCCGGTCTTTTCGTCCAGATTCTTGGCGGCTTCGTCTAGGTCGCGTTCCTGCATGGCCGTCACCAAATCGTTGTACTTCGCCAGGAACCCCATCGGCGGGTTGATCCACACATGCAGGCATTGGCCCGCCAACTCCGGCGCGTACTCGCCGAAGTCCACCGTCTTGACCAGTTTCGGGATGGTGATGTCCACTAGTACGCGCTCACATTTGTGATCACTGCCACTTGCATCAACTTCGCGCCGGTCGCGTCATAGTACCCGCGCAATGTGGCGGTATGCAGGTTGTCGCCCCGGTCTTCGCTCCCCAACGGCGAGACCGATTCCCACACCCCGCCGATGTCCAGCGTCAGGCTGTGGTTTTGACCGCTCCCGATCTGCGCGCCGCTGATCTTCAAGCGCACCGCCTGGAACGTCGCGGCTTGCTGCGCGTCGAAGATGGCGTCCGCGTCGCTGTTGCCCTCCAGCGTCAGGGTCGCCGTCACCATGATCAGCCCCTCGCCGTAGGTGTTGAAATACTTGTTCCCGCTGCCGCTGAACGTTGGGTGCACGCCCGTCAGGATTTCCACGTCAAACCCGCGCAGAATATTGGTCTTCTCGGTGCCCCCAATGCCTGCCCAGGTCGTGTCCAGGTACAAGCGCGCCAGTTTCGCGTTGATCGGTTCTGCCGTCGGCAGGCTGATCGCGCCCGAAAACGTGGTCGGCGTCAATTGCCTGCCGAAGAAGTCCGCCTCCACCGTCACCGGGCTGGCTTCCATCCCCTGCGAGACCTGCCCGCCGATGCGGATGCGCTCGAACATGCAGTGTTCCGTCTCGAACGCCTGGGTGTCGTCGCCTAGTTCGATGGTCAGCGCGTCCGGTTCGTTCGCCGCCGTTAGGCTGGGCGTGAATGTCCACAGGTAATCCGACTGCGATCCGGTCTGTTCCGCAGCCGTAACGCCGCCTTTCAGGCCGCACCCGAACAGCACCGGCAATTCCTGGAAGTAGCCGTGTTCGGTCGTCAGGGTGTTGCTGTATAGGTATTGGTGGATCACCGCCCGCACTGCGTCCGCGCGGATGCCCACGTCCTCGGCCGGGAATTCCGGCTTGCGGTCGCTGTTCACCGCCGGGCACTTTCCCAGCAGGATCGTGTCCGCAGCCACCGCCGTTCCCCTGACCGTTTCTTTGCCGAACTGCACTTTAGAGAAATATCGACTGCCCATTTGTTTGTTACTCCTTCTTTGTCTTGCCGGTTTCCGCAACCTCGCGGCGCTTTTCAGTAGCCGCGCAGGAAACATAAGCGCCGTTATTGAGCGCGTCTCGTAACACATCCTCCACGCCGAGTTCTTGCGCCTCTTCGTCCGTGATCTCGTGCGGCAGGCCTGGCACGCCCGCCCCGTTTCCGACATATATGTATTTCATGCTTCTCCTCACGCGCTCACGGTCAACGTGATGCGCTCTTTGACCGTCCACCGCACCAGGAAGCCCCAATGTTCCGCCTCCGCGCCGTATTGCAGCGCGATAGGCCCGCTTACCGCGTCTTCCTGGTCGGCAATGACAAAGTATTCCACCAGGCCGCCCAGCGTCATGCTGCCGGCCGCGGCCCGCACGATCTTGCCGTACCACCGCACCAACGAAGGCATCAGGCTCTTGTCCAGGTTCGGTGATACGTGAAACTCGGTGATCCCGTTCCAAAATCCCAGAAGCGGGCCGCCCAAACTGTACTCAGGCCGCACGCCCGAAGGGATGGTCAACGCCAGCGGGAAATCCCGCCCAGGGTCGATGACGGTTGGGAATTCCGCTTTCTCTACCAGCCGGTACGAGCGCACCATCTGCCCGTTCCCGCAGTCGAACTCCCATACCTTGACCAGGGTGTCGATCCAACTCTCGATCATGCTGCCAACTCCCGCACAACCGCTTCGTTGGCTTGCGCCAATTCACTCTTGACCACCGGCCACGCCCCCGAAAGCCCCGCCAGCATGAAGCCTCGTTTCGAGAATCCGGGATGGATGCGCATGGTGCGCCAGCCTGCGTTCAGTATATACACCGGCGTCCCCGGCGCGCTGGTCACTGTTTTGAGTTCTGCCTGCGCCCGTTTCGAGCGCGAACTCGATCCTTTGTTCAGTTTATGCGGCCTGGCGCCGTACTCGACGATGTTGATGTACCAGGGGTCGTTTTTGTCGTACCATCCCACCTCCGCCCGCATACTCTCGACCTGGGCGCCGGTCACCTTCGAGCCGAACGTTTTGCGCGCCTTGCCCGTCAGTTCCGGGATATTCGGCCTGATCTTGGCCGCCAGCGCCTCCGCTGAGCGTTTCAAGCCTGGTTTATAGTGCTTCTGCACGATCTCCGGGAAATGCCTCAGGATATGGATCTGCCGGTCTACATCCGACGAAGTGAGTTTGACGCCATACATCCGGTCACCTCGAAAAGATCGTATACTTGGCCGCGATCCGTTCGACCTCGTAACGCGGGAAGGCGTCATAGTAGAAGGTCGTCCCGGTCTCCGTATTTCCGCTTTTACCCGCATAGCCGCCTTTGGCCTTGTTGAGCATCAGGATGGCGATCTGCCGCGTCAGGTAGCGGATGTCGTCCGGCGGGTCGTACCGCGATATGCTCGCGCCGTTGGCGTGCGCTGCCGCTGTGGTGCCGTTCACGCCGCGCTCCACGTTCACTGTCCGGTACACGTCCAAACTGGCATTATCCAGGTGCGCCACCCGGTTGGTGCGGTTCCACCCGCGCCATACCGCCAGTTTGTTGTTGCTGGTGTTGCGATCTCGCACGCGCATCTGCTCGAAATCCACCCGGATGACCTCCCCCACGTTCACCAGCGCCGCGCTGTCTACAGTGATCTCTTCGTCGCTGGCTGTCACCGCCCCGTTCAACGCCGTGACGGCCGTCGTCGGGTCCCCGTATCCGGTCGCCGTTTCTTGCTCCGACCCGATCAGCAGCGTCATCCCCGGCGCAACCTGCGCCCCGTCCGAAACCTTGAGCGTTGTCTGGCTGCTGCTTTGCTGGGTCGTGTCCGCCACGGTCGCCGTCAGCGCCGTCGAGCGTTCGTACATGCCCCAGCGCCCCGTTACGACTACCCCATTGGCTTCGTCCAGCCATTCTGAAAGTTGCGTTGCGTCCGGTCCTATGTCAAGCCATGAGTAGGGTCCGCTCGCCCAATGCCGGTCGGCCGGGAATGCAATGAAATCCGTATCTTCCACCAGTGTGTCGTCGTCGTTCACCACGCTGGTGATCGCCAAAATTGGCGGGATGAATAACCGTGTCCTACCCCCTCCATTGAATTTTTTGATTTCCGTCACCGGGATGAAGTGCCCGACCTCCTTTTGTAGGTACTCCGATGCGTCGCAGATCGCCTGGTACATCCGCGCTGTGTGCCCTCCTGGCGCTTCCAGGTCGTCGTATAGGTCGTTTACCGTGCAATATCGTTGCAAGATCATGGCATTGCGTCTTAGGATATACCACCAGGGGCGAAGCGGGGAAGGGCCGCCCCGCCCCTGAAATGGGTTACTACTTGCCCTTGCGCGCCTTCGGCGTTTCGACCTTCTGCGCGTCGGGCATAGACTCGTCAGGCGTTTCCACCGCAACGGCAGGAGTATCCATCGCATAGCGGTCGATCTCCTCCCAGCCTTCGGCCGCGAACTGCGCCGCCTTCGTGGGCGGCACGTTCATCGTGGCCTCGCCGCGCTTCATAACAACGAGTTCAGCCATGACAGCACCTATCCGAGCAGGATGGCGATGGCTTCGGGCTTGACAGCCTTCACGCCCCAGGCCAGACCGACTTCGAACGCCACGCGGCGATATTGGCGGTACATGGCAATCTGGAAGGTGATGCCAGTCTGCTCGTCGGTGATCGGCATCACATCGTCGGCCGCGTCGCCGCCATCGGGCATGATGGGCTGGCGCATAACGCAATGGATGGCCTCGCGAGCGAACGCAAGGTTGGCGGTGTAGGAAGCCGCGCACGAAACGGGGTCGTTATTGACCCAGGCGATCTTGTTGCCAGGGTTGGCGAGCACGATGTCGCCATCCCAATCACCCGCGCAGCCAGTCTTCACCACGTACTTGTTGGTGTCGCGGGCGGTCTTGGTGTTGGTGAGCACGTCGCCCGCCAGGATGGTGCCTGTACCAGTGTCCACGTGGATGGTGGTCGAGCCAGCGGCATACCCCGCGGTCAGGTCGACCGCGTAGGACGCTTCAGTCCCGCCAGTGTGGGTCTTCACTTGCGCGGACTCGCGCACGGCAAAGCCGTGCAGGTCCTGCAAAACGCCGCGGCGCAGGAGCGCATCGTTGCCGCTTTCGTTCACCTTGTAGAGTTCCACCAGGGTGCGCAGAGCCGCGCCCGCCGTGGTATCCACAACCAGTTGCAGGTCCCCCATCGGCGCGCCATTGTCCGCAAGGATCTTGCGGATTTGCGCGGTGAAGGCGATCTTGTTGGTGCTGTCGAAGGGGGTGGTGCCAGCGGTCCCGTAGGCGCGGGAAGCGCTCACATACAACGCGGCCAGGTCGGCCTCGACCTCGTTGACGAGCGTGCGCATGGCCTGGGCGAACTGGTTGCGCAGGATCACGTCCAGGTTCGAGCCGAGCGAGCGCGCTTCCTCGCCTTCCCAGTAGAACGACGCCGAGCAAGACTTGCTGATCGTCATCGTGTCGCTGCCCTGGGTGGTCGCGGACGGATCGGGACCCGTCGCGGCGGGGGTGATGTTGCCAGCGCTGATCACAGGAGTGACAGGCCAGCGGATGGTCTGATCCTTTGCGGCCGCTTCCGCCGAAGCGTCCAGCATGACCGAAGGTATGAAGCCCGTCAACTCGCGCAGGACGATGTCCTTTGCGGCGTAGATGGTCGGGACAAGATTGGTGATTGTGTTAGCCATTGGAAACCTCGCTTTCCTTTAGTCTTCGAGTTTGCCGCCGCCCTTGATAAAGGCTTCGCGGTCGGTGGGGTTAAGCGCCTGCCAGTCAGCGCGCTTCATCGCCGTGGGTTTTTCATCATCGGCGGAGGGTTGGGTGACAGGGACGAACAACTTCGAGACATCGGAAGGCTGATTCGCTTTCACCAGCCGCTCATAGGCGGCTTTGGTTTCGGCATAATTCTGCTCTGCGTCATCCAGCGCTTTCGTTTGCAGAGCCAGCGCTTCCTGTGTCCATTCGTCCGTTCCCTGCTTTTCTGCCATCCATGCGGCAACTTCGGCGGCCTTGCTTTCGTAGGCCTCGCGCGCCGCATTGACGGCATCCAGGGGGGCTTTCAGATCGATAGACATGGATTTACTCCTTTTTCAAGATTTGATCGACTCGTTCACGCAGGCTCTGCGCCTGGCGTTCCACTTCCGCCCGCGCCGGATCGCTGGTATCTGCGGCGGTTGGGAGAGTTACAGTTTCAGCCTGCATCACAGCAGGGGTCGCGAGTTTGCCAAGCAAGTTAGAGATGGTCCCATCCAACGTGTCAACACGGTCGGCCATTCCCAGGGAGACAGCCTGCTCTGCCGAGACCATCCGCCCTTCCCCAAACCCGTCGCGCACGGTGGCAGTCTTCACGCCGCGGTTGCGCGCAACGGCTTCCAAGAACCAGTCATAAGAATCATCCACGCGACCTTGCAAGTAGGCGCGCGCTTCTTCGTTTAGCGGACCGTAGGAATGTGTCTCCGCTTTGTACTTGCCCGCCTTGATCAGTGTCAGGTTTATGCCGTCGTTTTCAAGTTGCTTACTGAAGTCCTGGTGAATGGAAATCACGCCAATGCTTCCAACTGCGCCCGAAGGTGTGACTACTACCTCGTCCGCGGCGGATGCAATCCAATAAGCGCCGGATGCCATCTCATGATTCGCAACGGCCACAATCGGCTTCCTGCCGCGCGCTTCGAAGATCTGCGTCGAAAGTTCGGGCACGCCGTTGATTTGCCCGCCTGGGCTGTTTACGTCCAGCACAATGGCGTCCACGCCTGGGTCGTTCATCAACTCGGCGAACTGCGCCCCGAACCGTTCCGCGCTGGTCGCGCCCGAAACGTTTGTCATCAGGTTGGCGCGCGGGAAGATGGTACCAAACAGCGGAAGCACGGCCACGCTTTGCACGCGGCGCTCGGGCGGACGCGCCGCCCCGTGGATGCGCGCTTCGATCTCCTCACTGGTCAATTTCTCGCCATTGGCATGACGGACTATGATCTCGCCGAGCACAACCAATTTGATTGGCAAGATCGCCCACGGCGATTCGGCAAAGGCTTGCAACACATGCGATTTATTGAGCATTGGAGTCTCCATTCGGTCGGACGGGTGCGCCATTGACGGCCACATCCAGCGGCACCGACGCGCTGTTGATGAAATGCACGTCGCCGTTTTCGATGGGATTGAGTTCGTCCTGGGCGCGCCACTCATTCAGCGAGATCACGCCGTTTTGGAACTTGGTAGAGTTCATGGCAGCCCGCGCGTCCGGCAGCATCCGCAGCAGCGCCTCGCGTTTGAATTTGAAGTAATCGGTAGCCTGCTGGTTGCGCGCCAGCCAGCGGATGCGCGCCGCTTCCTCGAAGGGCACCGCCAGCGGGTCCAGCGTCAGCGCTTTGAATTCCTCGAACTTCTGCTGGTTCGATTCGTAGGCCTCTTTGCCGCGGTTCAACATGTGCGCGGCGATCCCGAAGAACAGCGCAATGTCATCATCGGTGGCGTCGATAGATTCCAGCCACTGCGAATCCTTCAATTGCAGATCCACGGGCGTGTATTGCTCGATCTTCTGGTCGATGATCGCCAGGCGGTAGGCGTTATCGGTTCCGCTCATCGATTCTTCGTAGGCCGCACGGATGGCGTCGCGATGTTCCTTTTTCGCATCGCCCTTGACTTTCATTACCGCCGCAGGCATGAAGCCCTGCGCGTGCAACATCGACTGCGCCTTATTGGCCGCCATACGCCGCCCAAAGGTTTCGCGCGCAAAAGTGATCACTCCCCTACCCCACACGCCCGTCTCATCGGGATTGATCAGCGTGTGCAGGATTTCCACCGCCGGGATGTACACAGGCTTGGGCGCGCCAGGGAAGCGGTACTCGTACCACAAGTTGCCGTCCATATCGAACAGCGGGCGCGTCTTGTCACTCCGTAAGACGAACAACTGCGCGGGCGAAACCGGCGGCTTCCAGATCAATCCGTTGCCGTAAAACAGCAGCCATTCGTAAAATGATTTTTTCATCTGGAAGGGCGTCCAGCCCCACTCGTTTGGCGTGACCTGCATCAGGTAAGGCAGATTGCGCGTGACAGCATCTTCCTGCACTTCCAGCGTCCGTCCACCTGCGCGGTGATATTGCTTGAACGGCATAAGCGCCAATGAATCGCTGATGATATTCTTGGCGCGGTAGGCCGTGGCAATGCACTGTGAATCCCAAACCGAAACGACCTGCCCCGCTTGTGTGCGCTTGCCATACGATAGTTCATAACCAACATACGGCGAGTTGTCGTTATCCACTTTGACCGCTTGCGGTCCACGTGCCAAACTAGCCAACAGCGGCATTGTGCGCCTTCTCTCTCTCGATCAGGTAGGCAAACCCAATCACTAGCGCCCCGCCCACGATGAACGCGGCAGGCGCGTAGATCATCGCCACGCCCGCCACGATCAACGCCGCGCCGGTAAAAAGCAGGATGTCGGTAAAATGCTTCCTCATGCGTAGGCTCCGAAAACATGCGCCAGCGGGCCGCTCATAACCTTCACCCGTTCCACATGGGGGAGCAAGTTGTGGCCATCTTCCACCCACGGGCGGGTAAAAAATTCGAGCGGCTGGTCAAACTGCGGAACGTGATATGTACTCGGCGCGCAATGTTTCACCGCGCCCTGGTAGCAATCCATCCCGCATAAAATGACCGGATCGCATCCCAGATACAGCGCGAACCAGGTCGCCGTATTGCTCGAAAAGAAACCCGTCCACACATCCACGTCGAAGATCACGTCGCTGGTCGGCTCAGGCGAAACGTGGATCGCCCGATGCTCGCGCACGGCTTTCTCCTGCAATGGGTTGGCCTTTGGCTCGTCGTTGTAAACCATGAAGTCAGGCTCACGTTCTAATATGCCGGGCGTGTGATAAAAAGCGTGGTAATTGACCGCGATCAGCAGCGCATCCTGCGGCAATCGCGCCAGGTCGCGCGGCAGACTTGGCCCGCCCCCCAGCACGCCTGCCGGGCGTCCCGCATAATGGTCTTTGAGTGTAGACATCAGGTAGAGTTTCATTTTCCTTTGCGCAACTCGTTGATCTCGCGTTGCAATTCCTCGATCTGGCGATCCTTTTCGCGCAGTTGCGTTTCTAGCGCCGTCACTTTGATCTCAAGTCGCAACTTTTCATCGCGCAGTTCATCCACGCTCCTTCCCAGGGCGTCCACCTTTTCGCGCAAGGCTTTTCCTTGTTCACTCGAACGTTCCAGGACGTACTCAACGATTTTGAGTACCAATGGTGATACGATCGCGGTAATGATGATCGGCCAAATTTCCATAGATAAGGATCTTCAAAAAAAAAAGCGCCCGTCCTACCGTTAGGAAGGACGGGCGCAATACTCCGTCTGGGTCTCGGATAAGTCCAAGACTGCTCAGTTGTTGAAAATTATTATAGCACAATTTTTTTTGCCGCACAAGAGAAGAGCCTTTTCTTTTACATGCCATAGTCGCTTTCAAGGACATCCGATATATCCACGGCATTGGCAAATTGGCGCGCCCGCACCATCGCCAGCACCATCGCCACCGTCAAGTCGATGCGCTTGGTGCGGGTTTCAGAGCGCCCGCGATGCTCCTTCACGTACTTGATCTGCGCGTTGCCGTTCTTGTGGATGGACGTATTCCCGAAGCACCAGCGCGCCACCGGGTTGGGTTCGTGCGTCAATTGCGGCAACTGGATTTCCATACCATCCTCCAGTGTAACCGTCCGTTTCTGCCGCAATAAGACCTCGATGTAGTTCATCGGGTCGGTGAGATTGGCATAACTTTGCAGGAAGCCGGGCTGTTCCACCACGGGCACGCCCTCCTGCGTGAGTTCGGTCAACAGCATGGTGGCGAAGGATGGGTCGGCGACGAATTCCTTGACCTCGTAGAGTTTGCACAGTTCAATGATGCGGTCCCGAATGAGCGTGTGGTCAATGACGTTCCCCTCGGTGGCGTGGAGCCAGCCCTGCGCCGCCCAATCGTCATAGGGGACGTGATCGACGCGGATGCGCTCCTGCATCGAATCGGCGGGTATCCAGGCATCCCAAATACAGCGCCAATCGTCCTGTCCCTCCTGCGGCGGGAATATCAGGCAGACCGCCGAAAGGTCGGTGGTGGTCGAGAAGTCGCCGCCCACGTAGCAATAGCGCCCGAGCAGGTCGCCGCGCGTCCAGTCCGTCGCGTTCGTCGCATCGAACAGGTCCAGCGGCAGCCACGTCGTCAACTTCGTCGTCACCCACTGGTTCAGGTTCAGCCAGCGGAACGTCCGCTCGTCCGCGGGCGAGAGTTTGGCTTCGGCGGCCAGTTGGCGCAGGTCATCCAGTTGCAGGTTGTAGCCGAGCGACGGGTTGGCGAGTTTCCAGTTCGCCTCGTTGTAGATGTCCTCGCCCTGATAGCCATAGATGACGGGATACCAAGTGGGGATGTCCTTTTCGGGATTGACGCCCGCCCGCGCCTTGATGATCGTCTCCGCTTTTTCGTGGACTTCCCACCCGATGCTGACCCTGTCCGGGTCGTCGCCCGCGGTGGTGATCACCCACAAGAGCGGGTTGCGCCGCGCCAGGAACGAGCCCTTGGTCATCGTGTCCCACAGGTCGCGGTTGGGTTGCACGTGCAATTCGTCGAACAGCACGATAGACGGGCGATAGCCGTGCTTGGTGAAACTCTCCGAACTCAGCACCTTGTAGGATGTCCCCGTCAGGCTGTTCTCGATCAGTTTGTAACTATCCCGAATTTTTACCTTGCCATCGTCCACCAATTTGCGCAGCGTGGCGTTCTGCATGATCATCTCGACCGCCGTGTCATAGATGATGGACGCCTGCATCCGGTCGCCCGCGCACCCGTACATTTCCCCGTTCGGCTCGCCCTTGTTGAACAGGTGATAACAGGCAATGGCGCTCAGCAATTCCGACTTCCCGTTCTTCTTCGGGACTTCGATATAGACCTGGCGGAACTGGCGCATCCCGCGCTCGTTCACCGTCCCGAACACATCCGAGACGATCTTTTCCTCCCACGGCCACAACTCGAACGGCAGGCCGTGAAAGTCGCCTGTGTGGTTCAGCAGGCTGATGAAGCGCGTGGCGCGGGAAGCGAAAGCGGGGTCGAAGGTCATAGGTCAAATTATGTATTCTCATTCATCAAGCAATTTGCTCATCGCGTCCTTAGGCTGTTCAGGTTCTTTTTCGGGCGGCGGCACGCCTGCGCGGGCGCGCGGGGTAAGGTACAGGCTTTGTGCCATTGCATGTAAAAGTTTGCGTTTGCCATCGAGCCGCGCGTCCATGCCTTGAAAACGTTGGAAGAGTGCATTGACCATTGCCCACATGCTCACATAATCCTTGATCTGTTCCGCATTGGGCTTGAACTTTTTAGCCGCCTTGCGCTGTTCGTCGTAATCCTTTTTGATCTCTTTTCGTAATTCGGCGAGTTCAATGGTCTCTTCTTCGAGCAGGCAATATATCACAATGAGATCATGGTCGAATGCGGTGGCAATGGTGCCGTCCACTTCGGCGTAGAGTCCCACCGTACGCTTCCACACCTGGACAGCCCGCGCGTGTCCCTTGAGTTCCGCGGGCGGGCGGACGATCAACGCCGTGCGCGGCGTCATCGCGGCCTCGGCGGCGGTCCGCGCGGCCTTGTCCGCTGGCAGGTCGTGTCTCGTGTTGAGGGAGGATGGTTTACGGGCTGGCATTTTACGCAGATTCACCACATTGGGATTTTTTTGTGTTTTGTCC